GACACCGATCTTCGCCATCAGCAGATCGTTTTTGCATCTTGCCATGTTACTTTCCTACCTTTCTGTTGTTAAGAACACGCTCGGCAAGACCACGTTTCTTTGCCGGGTTGCTCATATTATTGATTACTTTCAGTTTGCGAGTAACGAAGTCATCCTTGGCAGCCTTCTTCGACTTCTTCGGCTTGACCTCTTCCATGACAGGGATGTGTTCAGCCTGCATGGTCTCGTCTTTCTTGATCTCTTCGCTCATCGTATCTCTCCTTTACCCACCGTGCCTTGCGGCTATGGCTTCAACGAAATGTATTCCTGCGTAGGGTCTTGCGCTTCCGTGCAGACTTCCATCACTGAAACAGAGCGCCTTGGCGTCCTTCGGTTTGATGATCTTGCTGCCGTTTCCGTCATTGAGGAAGTACAGATGAAGCGTACCCTCGCCGCCCGTACCGCCGACAAAGCAACCGGAAAGACCTCCTCCGCCCTCGATGTGGATCGCACCGAGAGCAGCGCCTGAACGTGTGTGACCGCCCACGATCCCTTTCATTTCGCCGAGGATGGTGTTCGCCGTTTCCGCCAGTGTCTTCTCACAGGCATTGTTCAGTGTCTCAACACAAACTCCCATTTAATCCACCTTCGTGAACACGTTCTGTTTCACGCCGTGCTTGTCCGTATAGAGGTAGGACAGAAGGAACTCTCCGTCACTGTCCGATACGGTCTCCACCCGTCCGGCATAGAACGTCTGCGTCTTGCCGGACGGAAGGATATACATCTTCGATGCCACAAGTCCCTGTGTGGTCTTTCGTTTCGATCCGCAAGGGACACAGCCGCCGCTGGTGTGTTCGATAACGCCGTTGAACCTTAACTTCATACCACTACACTCCACATCGTGCGCCGTTTCTTCGTACACAGGGAGATCAGACCAAGCTGCCGGAAATACTGCCGTGACAGGATCTGCACGAAATACTCCTGAAGATGCCCGCCAACGGATGCCATGTTGATGACCCCGACCTTGTCATTCAGTGTCGGGTCACAGGGCTGGCACTCCGAGCAGTCGCAGGTGTTCTTTTCCTTGATCCAAACGAGTGCTTCGCAGAACACAGGAAGCAGACATTCGGGGATAAGCTCAAACCCGGCGATGTAACTGACTACCAGTTTGTAGTTGCTCTCGCATCCGCATCTCGGACGGCAGGTGCAGCTCGGCAGGGGGAGTTCCAGCCGGAACACCCCGTCTGCTTCACTGTATCTGTATGCCGTGATCGCCGTTTCGGTCTCATTGATGCCATTCTGCTCAATGAGAGTGAAGGTGAAGGAATCGACATCGAAGGGGGTGTAGAACGGCTCGAACTCGAACACATTACAGTCCCCCACGCAATCGGGGATGTCGATGACCTCTTTCCTCTCGGATTTCAGGAATGTCTCGCACAGATGCTGTGTCCAGCAGGTGTAGGAACTGATAAGCGTGATCAGTTCGTTGACATCCTTATCCGAGACTTCTACGCAATCGCAGTAGTCCGCAAGCTGATCGTATGGTGTGAGTATGGGATCAGGCATTGGATTATCCTCTTACCTTATGCTTCGGGTACCAGGGTGGTCGGGTTGATGATAGCCGCCAGGTCAGCGATCTCGGTGCAGGCGCTGGACACAGGCACGTTGGAGATGACCATCAGCCTGTTGGCGTTGTTGTTCGCCACCGTACCGAAGTTGTACAGGAAGTGGCAGAACCGACCGCATCCATCGGCCTTCGACAGTTCCTCGAACTCGAAGTCCACTTCGTACTCCTCGCCTACGGAGTAAGCCAGGAACGCACCAACGGCTTCGCCGTCCAGGTACCACACATCGCCGGTCAGGGCATCCATATCCACCGGCACCAGTTTGTCATCCAGGAATCCGATTCCGTGGAAACGCAGTCTGCCGTCAGAACCTCTGCTCCATCCGTCAGGATAGTTGCCGTTCTCGTCCGGTCTTACCGCCGCTTCGATGGAGGTGTAGATCAGCGGGTTCACAGCGAACATACCGCCGTCATGACCCAGCACATCGATCCGGCAGCCCAGCGATGCGAACGCCGCCAGCAGATTTCCGCCAGCCAGCGAGATGACCGCCGGAGACTGGAGGACTTCCAGCAGACCGTGGAAGGGCTTGGTGATGTTGTCGGAGGTAGCCATCGTGCCGAGGATCATGGTGTGCATGGTGTAGAACGCCATCCACATATGTCTGATTCTTCTGTTTACATCGGCAACGCTTTCGCCTTCTCTGGCAAATCCTTCAAGGCTTCCCTTGTTGTCGATCCGCAGTCTGTCATAGACCATCGTATCGAAGATCTTGTCGCAGTCCTTCAGACAGACCATCGCCGCCGGTACGTTGTCGGCGCACTTGGCGAAGTCAGGCATCGTCCAGCAGCAGTCCGCTCCGTCATTCTTCGGTTCCAGGGTGTAGACGGTTCCGGGTACTTCCATCTCCCACTCGATGTCCGGGTCGGTGGACTTATGGAACATCTGCGGATTTCTGCTCCGCTCACGCAGCAGACGGGCGAAGCTGGTGTTCATCAGCCAGTAAGCCAGCGGATAGCGATCCTGGATGGCGTTACGCAGGGTGTAGTCCTCGAGGGACGCACAATCGCTGATGATGTCGATGAAGTTGGTAGCAAGCTGCTCCACATCTACGGCTTTCTTATCGAGAGCCTGCATAGTCATGGTGTTAGGCATTTTATTTCTTCCTTTCGTTTAGTCGGCAATTCCATCGCCCTTGAAGTACTGTCTTTCAGCGGCGAGTTTCTTTGCCTTTTCCTCTTCTTCCTTCTCTGCCGCACCCTCGTTCTCGAACAGTTCCGCTGACAGTTCAGCGGTCTTGGCGAAGAACTCGGCTTTGGCTTCCTTCTCTTCTGCGAGTTTTCTGTTCAGCCGTCTGTGGGACTTCTTCAGCGCCACATACTTGGCTTTATACTCTTCAAGTTCCTTGACCTGCTCGGTCAGCGCCCTGAACTTTTCGACCAGTTCCTCGAAGGACAGTTCGACTTCTTCAGCTTCGTCTTCGTTGCCTTCTTCACCCTCGGCATCCTCGACTTCACCTTCATTGCTCTCTTCGTCCTCTTCAGCACCTTCGGAAAGTTCCGCTTCCTCCGCAGGCTCTTCACTTACTTCTTCATCGGAAGGCTCTTCTTCGGGTTCGCCTTCCGTTTCCGGCTCTTCCGTTTCCTCGATGTCGGCATCCAGTTCAGCTTCCTCGATCACTTCCTCGATAACCTCTTCTGCAACCTCGTCTTTGACATCGACCTCGACAGCCAGTTTTTCCTTATCAGGCTTGCTCATAGTCGCTCCTTTCAGTTCTAATCCGCTTGAGTTTACGTTTCCACACTCGCCGACAAGACCGTAGGCGAATATGAATATCTCATCAATAACTGGTATATACTCACCGAGCGTTTCCATGAGAGCTTCCGTATCAGATTCATTGATATGGTAGTAAAACTCGGCAGAAACGCCAATATCGTAAGGCATCGCCTTCAGATCCTGTACCACGTTCAGGTCTTCGTTGATCCGAAGGGCGATATCAAGTCCTTTTCTGTCATTCTCGGTATCGACAAGGGAAAGGTCATTTCTGTCCCATTTGCCGACAATGATGGGGTATGTGGCGAAATCCTGATGCCCGACATTGACCGTACCCTCAAAATCATCGGTGAGGTTAAGGACATCTGTGGGTTGCCAGCCGTCATCGCCCATCTCATAACCACGAACATACTGGTTCTCGCCGTTGAGGAACTTCTCAAGTGTTCCCTTCTTGATGACGAAACCCTGATCGCAGTATCCTTCATCGAGGAGCCTGATGGAATCATCGCCCATCTTCGACATGGACAGGTTCATGACGTGCTTTTCCCTGTCATGGTAGGAAAGACCGATGATGGAATCCATCTTCCTCTTCTTTCTCTTTCTCTTGCGGGTCCTCTCGTCCCGTTCTCTGATCAAATCATTCATCGTACACCTCTACCACCTGGTAACTGATCTTTCTGACCTTGCCGCCGCATGATTTGCAGTACTCGATCTCATACGGCACGTCATTGGAGCGGAGGTTCCGCTCCAATGCTTCCGTATGTCTCACTTTGCGCCGGTAAGCACGAAAGAATCCCAGCATGGCTTCATCGTCCGATTCATACACCTTGCCCGGAACGAGCCGGATGTAGTTGGAATACGAAACGATCTCTCTTCCGCCAACGCTCTTGGTTACTGCAACATTGTGGATCGTGACAGGTGCAGTTTCAGCCTTATTCAGCCTGTACCTCATCGCCTGTTCCTTCCTCTCCCGCTTCTTCTTCCTCTTCTGGGCCTTCCGCAGGTTCCTCGACTGCAGGTTCTTCCGCCTCTACCTCTATGGGGAGCACTTCATGGAACTCCCCTTTGAGGTAGGCGATCTTCTCTTTCTCACTCTTGAAGTGAAGGATCTCTCTCATGGCGCTTACCCCCTGCCGTTAGGGTTCAGGGCAGTACGCATCCGGCTTCGTCACGCTCTCGGTGGACGCAGTTACCAGTACGTTGTCCACGGCGTGGAACGGAACAACGGTCAGGTTGTTGCCGTTACGGATGTGCATGGTCTTGCCCATCTCGAACTCGGACAGGGCAGCGGACGCAACGCCGTCAGTGGCGGTGTCTGTTGCCGTGATCGTGTTTCCGCCGATGGTCTTGACCGTGATCTCCTTCAGCGGCTTGTTGAATGTGGTTGCCATAGTTTCCTCTCCTTTACTTTTAGATCGGCATCTCGTCTGCGGTGATGTCGCTTCCGTATGCAGTGATGAGCGGAAGCAGTTCAGCCATAGACTTGTTGTTCAACGTATGGGTGAAATCGGAGACGAACTCCGTATCACTGATCGTGGTGACTTTTTCGAGGTTGAGCTTTCGCTCCTCGTCCCTCGAAAAAACGTAGCAGGGGATGGTCTTGACATGGATCTTCCCCCTGTCCTGTTCCTGGATGCAGCGGAACCCGATGGGCTCATGCCCGGAAACAACGTACATCTTCTCCTTGCCCTTGCTTCCCTTCACCCTGTAGCGGTTGTAGAAGAAGTGGGTCTCGGATACGGCGTGTACGGTCTTGCCGGTCGATGCGAGAGTGCCGTCCGGGTTTCGCATCTGCATACCGGTACCTCCGCCCTCATAGGAGTTGACGGAGTTGAGTACGGATGCGTCCTCGAAATTGACGTAGACGTGTCCGTCCTTTTCTGCCATCGGGCGTACCTTGTCCGCCTTGTCGAACAGTTCCCGCATTTTCTCTCTTTTGCTCATTGTGTTTTTCTCCTTTCCTTTACAGTTCCTCAAGCTGGTTGAGTTCGTTGTGTATGTTGTCCGAAAGCATATCGCTGAAGTCATCGAAAAGCTGCTGCGCCTTCGGCTGGATGACGGAGTTCTCGCCCTCGGTGAGCCGCATCGCATTGAGCAGAGACAGGATGTTGACGATCTTCGTCCGCATCGTGTTCTCATCCTCCTGCTGCTGCATCTCATAGAGGTTGAAGTAAATCTTGTCCACCCGGATATGCCGGGACAGGAATTCTGACACCTGTACGGCATACCGCTCACGCAGAGGAACGATACTGTTGAGCATGGCGGAATCCAAAATTGAGGTCATCGATACGTTGCCGGAGACATTGCCCAGCTCCATGAGGGAGGGGTTCATGCCGAAGTCCTGTGCGAGTATCATCGTGTCGTTCTTGAGCCACTCGAAGAACTCGGTAGCCTTCGTGACCC